TAATCCCCTGTTTGACAAGTGTAACAAGGGCAATTCCCATACTTATCGGGATCTCCTTTGTATTCATTTACATACTCTCTAAAAGTTTTTACATCTTGTGCACCACCATATTCGTATAACCATTTACCATATATGTGTTCTAATTGTTTTTCTGTATAATCTTTATCCATTAATACCCTTTCTAAAAACAAATACTGGTTCGGTCTTTATCCCTTTACCTGCAACACTTGATAATATCAAATCTACAGTAGGTTCTTTTGTAAACCCAATCTCGTTTGATATATTTACTGTTTCTTTCTCTATGAATTTATATTTTGGTGTGTTTGCAATGTTAATTAACATATAACCATTCTCTTTCAATCCATAATAACAATTTTTTATGGTATTTTTTAAAAAACCATTAACCCACTCATCTTGAGTAGGAAACTTTTTAAAACTTTGTGTTGATTCATCCGAATATTTTTCGGTATCGAAATAAGGTGGTGAAGTAAAACATAAATCGATTGATTCTTTTTCTGGAATAAAATCTTCACTTCCTTGTTTATATATATCTATTTGTTTTCCCAAATATGAAAAATCTTTTTTCATTTTTAACAAACCTTCATATGTTTTAGTTGAAGGTTCTGTACCTATATAATGTTTAGTATTTTTTGAAGCTAAAAACCCAATCAATCTTCCACCCCAACCACAACTCATATCTCGTATCACTCCATCTCCACCAAACTTCTCATAAATAACTTTAGCCGCACTTGGTCTAAAATTACTCACTGCCTGTGAACCTTGATATAATTTTAATGATTGTCTAAATCTATTCTCTGTAAATTTGTTATTACCGTGTTTTTCTTCATACTTCCAAGTTTTTCTAATTATTGTTTTAAGTAAATCATCATCATTAAAATATCCAATGGGTGGCATTTTAGAATTACCACATTTAACATCTACCCAATGAGGAAAATAGTTCCATGCCAATCTTAATCCATGCATTGTTTGTTGAATCTGATTATCTATGAAAATACTATCCGTATCAAATTTTCTTAATGAATTTATATGAGAGTTCTTTTCTTCTTCTCGTACTGTATAGTGTGGAAATCCCTTTTCTCTATAGTATTTAAAGAGCCATTTAATACCGTCTTCAATATCAATAGAATTTATATTGTGTGTAACTCTATGATAATTTAATTCTAAATCATCTATATCCACAAACTTTTCTAATACATTATAATCTACACTCATGATTATATTTTTTCTTCGCCATATAATCCGTTTCTTAAATCTTCTTCAATTTCTAATTGTCTTTTCTTTTTATACCGTTCTCTGGCCAATTTTCGTAATTTTTCCTTATTGCGCTCATAGTGTTCCATTTGCCAGCGTTTCTGAGCATCGTGTTGTTCCTCTGAAGTAAAGTATTTACGCTTTCTTCCCATGACTCATCCTAGCGTATCTATTTAATTGTGTAAAATTTTGTGCCAACCAACCTTGTAAATTTGGTAAAGATGTAAATAATCTATCTTCCATAAACATGGTTTCAAATTTATATTTTACTAATTCGGTAATTGGTTTCTCTATACCTGATAATATTTTCATTCTAGCATTTCCAGAAATATCTACATTTTTTAACTGCATTAATTTATCATTAAGTTCTAATTGTTCCTTACAAACAACAACACTCTCATATAATTTTAATTCGTCTTTATGTTTTTCAGAATATTCAACAATTTCTTTCAAAGTAACATAATTGTCTTTATCTATTATATCTGGAAATCTTTTTTTAATCGTAGTTAATCCTGCTCCTTTAACTCCAGGTATATTATCAGATTTATCTCCTTCTAATATTCTGTATGTTAAGAAATTCTTTGATGGTATTCCATATTCTTCCATCAAGGATTCTCTATCGTAAGTTTTCTTTTTCGTGGGTGAATATACTTTAATTCTATGATTTACAAGTTGTAAGAAATCCTTGTCGGTAGACATGATAGTAATCTTACTTTCATCAAATACTTGTTTAGATAAATACCCAATAGTATCATCTGCCTCAATATTATCAATTGAAAGTGTTGAAACTGGTAATAAATCCAAGTACTCGACAATCCGTGTGAGTTGCATAAGCATATTTTGTCGTTCTTCTTCTTGTGTATTAAAATCATACGCTCGAACAAGTTTTTTCTTAACTTTACGACCTGCCTTATACTCTGGAAATAACTTACGGCGGCGGGTGCTCCCACCCTTACCATCAAATACTATAATGGCACGGGTGGGATTAAATAGATGAATTGCGTAACCTATACTTTTCAGAAAGCCAACTATTCCCCCAATGTGAACACCGTCATCATTGAGAGTTGGCATAACACTAAATACTCGTATAAAAGTATTTAGGCCATCTATGATTAGTACTTTATCATTGAAGTGACCATCATCTAATTTACCGCCTTTTTTCTTAATTTCCTCAAGTATACTAAAATATCGATTATTCATCTCCCTCTTCTTCTTTCACGAGTTCAGATTCGTCCATATCTTTTATATCATACTTAAGAATTACTTTTTCACAAATTCTATCATAAACTTCATCCTTCAAAGAATTTTCTTCTAATATTTTAAGAAAATCTTTAGATTGAAATTTATATTCTTCACCTGCAACATCGGTATATGTATACCAAGCTCCTGCAGACTTTACCAACTTATGCTTTTTCATTACTTCTAACCAAGAACCGATATCATCAATTCCACTTTCAAAATATAGTGGGAATTCGGCGTGTCTTAATGGTGGCCCAAGTCTATTTTTAACAACTTGTGCCTGTATTGTCATTCCCAATACATTTTTCTTGGTATCTGTTATTCTACCTTTATTCTTTAATCGAATACGAGTAGAAGCGTGAAAAGGAAGAGCTTTTCCACCTGAAGTTGTCCAAGGATCTCCGAACATTACTCCAAGTTTCTGTCTTAGTTGATTTGTAAAGACAAGTGCTATTCTTTGACGACCAATCAACTGGGTAATCTTTCTCATAGCTTTTGATATAATAATCGCTTTGGAAGTTGCCCAACCGTCTTTTTCGAAATCTGCGTCTATCTCTACTTGTGTGGAAGCAGCAGCCAAACTATCAACTAATATTGTAACCAATCTATCCTTTTCAGCCTCTCTCACCTTAAGAACAATCTCCTCGATTGCCTGGAAAATTTCTTCTACAGTTTGTAATTGTAAGTAAAGTAACTGTGATGTATCTATTCCTAATACTTTCAAAAACTCCTCACTAACGGCATTCTCTGTATCTATATAAACAGCGACTCCGCCTTTCTTTTGGGTTTCTGCAAGTATGTGTGCTCCGATTAAAGATTTACCACTTGATTCTAAACCATTAATTTCAGTAATACGGCCTACCGCAATACCACCATCTGGTTTATTAGCAATTGCTAAGTCCAACATAGTCGAACCTGTCGAAATAAATTCTTTAATATCTGTGGGTGTTGTATCAGACCCGTCCAAGAAATATGCTACTTTCATATCCTTGAATTGTTTGTTTAAACTATCGGCTAATACATTTGCCAATTCGTCTCTAACTGACATATCTTCTCCAATTAGTTTTACTTATCAAAAAGTTCGTTAAAGGCCTCTGAAACATTCTCAACACTTTTAGCCGATTCTACAGACTGTGCTGTAGTTACTGACTTTGTAGTGTTTTCTACTGGATCATCTTCTCGTCCTTCTAACCAATTATTTAGGATCTCCGTAAGTTCATCATAAGTTTTTTCCTGATAAATCTCAGTAATATCCTTTTGGGTATCTGCTACCTTTTCAAGAATATTCTTATCTTCACTTATTGGTGTCTGTATTGGTTTAACGCGGATTGCGGTAGATGGAAATGAAGCTCCTGTTTCTTCTGCAGTCTTGAATTCAACTGTAATATCACGACCACTTACTGGGTCTGTAATATCACCGTAATCTGGGTCTGAGATAACAGAAAGTATTTCTTGATAAACTGTCTTACCGAAGCCCCAAAACTTTGTACCTTGTGATTCTTCACCACGAACAATCACTGGTGCAAAAGTTCTCATTTTGGCTTCGAGTTTTTTACCAAGACGATAATCATCACGATTACCTGATGCCTTTAATTTCTGTGCGAACTCCTCAATAGGGTCTGGTCGACCAAAACTAATTGGGGATAAATGGGATTTTCCTCCTAAATCATAATGGAAAAACAATTCAATGAACGGATTATCCTTATTGAATTTATAAGGTACTAATCTAATTTGTTGTGTTCCTGGTTGTGGTTTCCAAAGATTTGAAGTTCTTTGTGTTGATGTTTGTAACTGATTTAAACGTCGCTTGACTTTCTCTAAGTCCATTTGTTAATCTCCTATATGTATGTTTTATTTATTATTTTATATTTGTCAATGGTAATTCGTAATAACGAAGTAACCATATTCACATATAAATATCATGTATATTATTAAAATACATTTATTTTTTTACTATTCTCGATAATTTTTAAGGCATACTCTAAATTGAATCGGCCAGCCTTTGGCGTACCATCAACCTTTGCATCCGACTCTCCTAATGGTTTCAACCATAAGAAACCATCACAATTTTTAATCTCTGTATTCAATGTAGGATACTCTCCTATTGCTATATTTGTAGGATTGTATATATTTCCTGTATATCCTAACCCATTTCTTGAAGTATCTATAACAAAATTCTTACCAATGTAATTACTTATCTCTGAACCATATTCTACACACGAATCTGTATCTACAAAGTTACAACAATTCAATGTAAATCCTTCATACGGTATTTTTTTAAACCTTTTTAGTAACGAACATACTTCACTTACTTTCAACCAGTTTGGATGCCCACTATCTATATAAATTTTAGCATTTGTTTTACTTAATAATGTAAGTGAAGTTTGCATCAACTTTATTCGTTGTTGTGATTTCTTTTTAGTTAATTTAATACCATCACATAATGCATCTGGTTCATATATTATTATTGGTGATTTATTTCCAATTCCTTCAATAACTTCTTTTATAAATTTTAAATAAGATTTTTCATCTTTTTCTCCACCCATAGAATGTCTTCCACTAATATCTCTATTCGGAATAGAATAGATTACAAATACAACTGTTTTATTTTTTGCTCTTTTTAACAACCGTTTAATTCTTGAAGGCACACGTTTCAATTTATGGTATCTATCTCTACCCACCCAAATAGCCATCGGTTGAGAATAGATTTTTCCCAAATCTTCGTGTTCTTTAACTAAGTTCTGATGTTGTATGTAATCAGGATAAAATAAATCCGTCAAAATTCCTATAACCTATTCTGTTGTTCCCCATTCTGTAATATTCACTATCTTATAAATTTTTGTTTTTATTCTCACTAAACCTTTTTCATTATTTAATAAAATTGAATTTCTATAATTCTCCCAAGGTACAATATAAGTTTTATCTAAAACTCCATCATTTAATTCTCTAATTATATCATTCAATGCATTGATTGTATAAAGTGTATTGGTTTGTTTCTTTCTATGTAAAGAAATTGTATCTGGAATACCTTCCATAAAATTATCATCGTATTCTACATTATATGTACATACTAATTGATTTTTATCCTCTTCATTCTGAAATACATATATTTTATCATACATTATAGTATTACACGAAATAATAATATCAATTATTTCATTTAAATCGTTTATATTAGTAAATGTGCATAGTAATTGTGTTCTCATAATAATTCTCTTAATTTAATCATATTAACTAACCTTTACTTCCACTTCATCTGGAACTTGTTCTTTATACATCCCAGCTATTAACCCACCATTCCTTGATGATTCACCGTGTCTAAAATTAAAATTATAATCTCTTAAACTTGAACTACCTTCTTCAGTATGTTGTTCGTGAGTTTCCATATCCATATGGTTGTGTGATAATCCCTCAAGTCCGTTAGAAGTTTGTATTATGGCTGAAAAACTCACCATATTAGTAAAAGCTAATGCTGAATCTTCGCCACCCCCCAAAATAAGTTTTGCATTGTTTGGCCCGACTAATTCTTCAAGTTTTTCTGGGTCAAGTAATTCTGATAATTGTTCATTGGCTGCAGCTACACACTTTTGAACTTCTTTTTTATTCTTAGGTGTAGTTTTACCCTCACTTGCAGTTTTACCTGCAATACATTTACTCATTGTATCCAATGTTTCTCGTAATTTTTCTGGATCTCTTATAGCATCAGACAACCCACTCTCTTCTAACATTTTATTAAAATATTTAGGTTCAGATAATAATCTATCATCTATACCCGTAGCAAATCCAGGTTCACCACTATTATTTCTGTGTCTATCTCTATATGATGGTTCTCCCTCTATTCTTCCTTCATCATTATGATATTTCTGATATTGTTTAACTTCTCCAGGGAATCCATAAAATTTTCCAGTATCTCCTACTTTTACACTTATAGACTCTACTCTTTCCACTACATTACCTTCTCTCGTGACTTTAACTTTATCTCCCCCAGGAAATGTTCCAGATGATGGTAAATAAACTTCGTCTCCAGCAGCTAACTCAGTATCAAATAATGCCTGTTCTGCCATATTTGCTATCATAGAATTTCCAGGTTGTTTATTTTCTGTCTTATTTCCATGACCATCTACTATTGCACTTCCTTCCTCAGTTTCATAACTGGCAAGTTCATCAAACATTTGTTGGTATGATTTTGATACCAACCTTGAGGCTTCTTCTGAAGGATATTCTAACTCTCCACTCTTAACTCGGCGTAGAATATCTTCCATTCTTTTTTTATGATTTTTTACAGTATCTACTATTTCTGGTCCTACAACACCTAACTCTTGTTGTCTCTCTAATTCTTCTATTGTATTATCAAGTGAAGTATTCTGTGTTACACTATATTCAAAATGTTTTCGTTTGCCCTCATCTGAATTTGCTGAAACCACTGCTCCATCTGGGTCAGGGTCAATGGGCCCAAATAAACCCGACATTGAATTAGGACTACCATCTGGATTTCTTGTTATTCCA